TGTAAATTTAGCTTCAAAAGAACCAGTCTTACTATTAATATCAAAAATATGTCCGTCAATTGAACCTGTATAAGATGCTAATGTTGTAAATTTAGCGTCAATTGATGAAGTATATGATTGTAATGTGCTATTTTTAGTTATTTGAGATGCACTAAATGTGTTTAATTGAGTTACAGAACTTCCAAGATTACCACTACCTACCGATGCAGATAATGCGTATATTGAAGCAGATACTGAACTACTTAAAGTTGTCAATGATGCTGCTGATGCAGAGTCCGTTGTTGCTACCGAACTACTAAATGTTGTAAATCCAGTTGTTGATGTAATGGTAATTTGTGAAGAACCACTTACTACATCATCACCACCTACTCTTAATATTTTTAATTCACTACCTAATGCACCTGCTTTCCAATAATCATTTGTAGAGTCCCAAAGTAAAGAACCCGAAACAGTTGCTCCACCGGTCGGGTCTTTAACTAATAAACCTCCATTTGCTACCGATGAACCATTTAATTCTATAATATTATCACCAATACTTACAGTAGTAGATTGGATTGATGTTGTTGTACCTTTTACAGTTAAATCACCATTGATTGTTATATTTGTACCACTTGCAGTAATTGCTGCTAATAAAGATGATGTAAATAAATTTAACGATGATGTACTTTCTTCAATTCTAGTTAATCTTGTTGATGTAGATGCACTAAATGTATTTAATGATGTAATACCATTTGATGCAGTAAAACTATTAACAGATGCAGTTGCAGCTGATAATTGGTCTACTCTACTACTTAATGAACCACCACCGCCACCACCTACTGAAGCAGATAATGCTAAAATTGATGCTGATACGTTTGTAATACTATCACTTAATACTCTACCTTTATATTGATATCCAGAAAGATAAACATATTGTGATGTTGTTGGTGCTAATGTGTTATTAGTAAATTCTAAAACACCAGTCTTATAGTCAAATGTATAGTTGTTAGTTGAAACTTGGTCACCTGATACCACACCTGCTGATGAAGTTGCTGATGATACGAATACTTTTACACCAAAACCAGGAGTTGCATCTTCAGCGTTTGCGTTTGCTAATGATACTGCACCATATTTTGGAGATATAAAACTAGTTTGTTGGTTAGGGTCAATTAACTGAGCTCCAATACCTGCAGCTGATGCCGTTGAATTGGATAACAAAAACCAAACCTCACTCTTAGAACTACTTACTAAATCCGAACGTGTTAATCCTGCTCTGTAATAATATTGCATTACAGATTGGCCGTTTACCGAATATATAGACCCACTTTGTGCACTACCACTAAAAGGTAATCCAGTAGAAGGTATTAAACTTTGGTCAACATATACCTCATTTGCATTTATGTCCAATGTGGATGTAAACGCCTCTTGCGAGTCGGTATAAGCATCGTGTGTGTATCTTCTACTTTGAAGGAGCCTATTGGATTTGGATAATTTATCTATTGCCATTTTATATCTTTGTTATTCTTTAATTATTAACTAAATGTTGTTGTAATTGATGTAACCGGTGTTGGGTCTCCTTTATATCGTACAATTACATATATGTTTGTATAAGTTGCGTTTAATGACATACCATCACCATTTCTTAAAGGAATAGTATAAGTTGTAGTCGATAATGAACCACCTGTATTACCATACAATTGGAATGCAGAACCAAATGGATTTTGTCCGTCTGTGTTTGCAGATTTACTTCCAACAGAGTTTGTCAATAAATCGGATGGGTCATATAATCTTGCATTACCTGCTCCGTATACTCCTGTTGCTGATGATTCAAATAATATTAATGCACCTATTGCATTATTTGTTGTTGTACCCCAGTTTACCAATGTTTGTCCTAAATTCAAAGTCATTGAAGTTTTAGTTCCTGAAGTTGTAAATTTACGAACATAATATTTGTAAGTTTTAGATGTATCCGGGTCACCTAACCAATATCCATAAGTTCCACCAGGTTTAACTAAATATCCTGGTTTAACTTGTAAATCATTTCCACTTAATTGATTTAATGCAAATGCCTGATTCCATTGTGTTGCACCAAATGCTAAAACGTTATCTGCTAATTGATATCTATATGCTTCACCTGTAAATGATTCAACTAATGCTGTCCCTGTATCTGAACCTTGTGTTCTCGTATAGTATGCTAATGAACCCGAAGATGATGGTTGGCCAAAATCTCCTGCGTTATGATAGTTAAATGTATTTACTTTTGAAACCGATGAACCATTATTATAGTTTACACCATTCATCGTTGCAGTCCAAGTTAATGGAGTGTTTGATGATTGACCAATATTTGTAATATTTGCAGTTCCACCGAATGTATACAATCCGCTTAATCTAATAACATCACTTTCAAATGGAATTGTAGCAGTAGCTCTTACTGTTGTATTTGTTGTATCAAACACACCATTTGCAGTTGATATAGTTCCAGCCCCAGTTAAAACTGAATTTGTACCCGATGTGTAAGCTACACCTGTACCACTTAATGCAATTGAACCAACTGTTCCGTTATAGAATAGTGGATTAAATAAATTTGTTATTGATGATGATACCGTATAAGTTGAAGTTAACAAATAAGGTGCTCCACTCAATGAACGAGATGTTGCCGATACATATGTTAATGTCGTACTACCCGTTGCTGATGTTTGAACCGGTACGTTTGTTGAAATTGTACTTAATGGTGAATAGAATAAACCTGCCGAAACTGTTATTGGTGTCGTATTTGCGGATGAACCACTTGCTAATACAATTGATGCAGTTACATCATAATATCCAGTTACATTTATTGATGTATTGGTTGAACCAGTTATGTATATTTTTTGTGGTAATACCGAAGCAAATTTACCATCTTGATATGCTGCAGGAATTACTGCTGAGTTAGCCGTATTTATTTTTGCTAAACTCACACCTGATGTAGTACCTGCTCCTGTTTGAGTTACTAAATTTTGAGACGCTGATGTTGCCGTATCGGTTTTTGTACTATTATCTTTAAATCTATGAGTAAATGAACCACTTACTTTAAAACTTGTTGGTGAACCATTACTTAATAATCCCAATCCAAATAATTGTGCATCTGCAGATGAAGTTACTACCGTAGTACCTGCTGCAACTGATGTATAACTAACTTGATATAATGGGTCGGTATATATTGTACCAACACCAGATAATATTGTAGAACCTGCGGTTGCAAATCCTTTACTATTTAAATAAGTAATTGTTGTATTTGTAGAACTTTGAGGAATATATCCTGTTAATGCAGTTCCAGATGTTGTATTTGTAGCTGCTGATGTATATGTACTATATGTTTTAGTATTTGGTGATGCATCTGGTGCTGACGATGATAATAAACCTGCAACAAATCTTAAAATTTCAGATACATTTGTTTCTGAATTAAAGTTATTAAAATAAGAACCATTCAATCCACTCTGCCATGCATTTGAAGATGGAATACCAACCGTTACGTTATCTGGGTCAATTGTTCCACTTACTCTAACACTACCTGTAATTTCTAAAGTATTTTGAGTTCTATATACCGAACCTGTTACTGTTGCTGCAGAACTTGTTGGAGTAAATATACCAGTATTAGCTGCGATACTTGCACTTAAACTTGTAACCGATGCTGCTACTGAACCTGAAAAAGTTCCAATGTTACCTGTTAGGTCGATTGCACTATTTGTATCACTACCTAATAGGAATAAAGTTTGGCTTCCACTTGCGTAATAGGGAACACCATCTACCATTCCATTGTATATAGATGATGAGAATATAGGAGCAACTGAACCAGTTCCTCTCATAATTCTATTTACTGCTTGTACAGAACCACTCTCTACAACCGCAAAAATAATTGATGAACCATTTTGTGATGATGATAAGAGAGATGAACCTGATGCTATAATCAATTCACCTTTTTGAAGAGATGATGTTACTGCTGCTAGGGATTGTAAACTACCCCTTTTGTGTTTAATGATTTGTGCCATGTATATTTTTGGTTATTCTACTTAAATTTGTGGTTATTCCCATATAAATATACAAAATTTAAGAATAAAACTTTATTCTTAAATTATATTTTTTTTACCACTCACCCTGGTCAATTACATCCGCTTGTACTTGTCCTGTTTGTGTATATGGTTGTGCTGGTGGGTTACCTGCAGAACCTGTTAATCCATTTACAAATATTTCACCTGCAACATTATACATAGAACCACTTATTGTGATATCTGCGTCTACTACTGCCAATGCTCCACTTACAATCAATGAGTAATTATCTCCAGTACTTCCAATTGTTAAATTATTAATAACACTTCCATCTAATTGTCTAGATGATGTAATTACATTTTCCGTATTTAATTTTTGTTTTATAGTTAAACCAATTGAAGATGTAAATGCGTTTAATGAAGAACTTACTGATGTCAAATTTGAACTCTGTGTTGCAAATGTTCTAGCTACTGATGAACTAAAATCTCCAGTTACACTTTGAATAGATGAACTCAATAAACTTAAACTTGTACTTACTGATGAACTTAAATTATAATTTGACGAACTTATTGAAGAACTTATTGCTAAATCAGTAGCTGCAATTGATGCACTTACTACTGAAACTTCTAAGTCAGTTGCTATTAAAGATAAGGCACCATTTAAAGATGAACTAACAATATCGGTTATAGATGCAGATAAAGAATTTTGTATAGATGCAGAAACCGCATTAGTAATTGCAACTTGGAAATTACCACCCGATTGACTAATAGCATTACCTGCACTAATTGCAGCTTCTAATTGTGCACTTCCTTCTATTTGTTTTAATCTTATTAAGTTTGCCATTATCTATAAATATCTTTTATTATTTTAACTTACCCATAACATAAATATCATTGATGGTTACATTATCATAATCTATGTATTGTTCATTTAAAGTTATTACTACATTACTTCCAACTTCTTTTATTGTATAGTTTCCTGGAATATGCAAACCAAATACCAATATTTCAAAATTATTGGGTGATGCTCCTTCCGTTCCGTAATCTAAACTAGCACTATGTATCGTTAATGTATTTTTAATATTATCAAATTCATCAATATTTCTTTGATTATATCTTGCACTATTTTCTAATATCTCTTGATAAAAATCGGATATTTTAACTACATTATTTACTAATTTTGTTGGATTTGGATTTAATTTTACTTTAGATTGAAATTTTGTATTATTTGGAATTTGAATATTTTGTAAACTTCCAGTCAAATCATTATTAGTAAGATTATTTATATTAACCTTTGGAACAACTTTGTTAAGTTTTCTATTATTTGTATTAAATTGTTTAAGCATATTGTTCTATGTCTCCTTCAATTTGAATATAATCATTTACATCCAATCTATATTCAAAATTATTTTTTATAAATTTAATTAACAAACCACTTCCACCTTCTTCAACTATATAATCTCTTGCACTTATTGCCTGTGTGTTAATATAAACTTGTAATCTATCTTGTGTAGTTCTGTATTCAATTTCTCTTAATATACTCACAAATCTCCAACCCGTAGCTTCAAAAATAAAATGAGTTGCGTTTGTTAAATCTTTTGGAGTTAAAACGGCTTTACCAGGTTTTCTACTGATTTTTTGAGTTATATCTAATAAACTTCTTTTCATTATACAATATCAATAAATTTACCTATAATAGTAACTTCATCGGTACTGGTTACACTAAATCCTAAAGAACCTGTTAAGAATTGTAATGATAATGATGTACTATTTACAGACCCGGTAATGTGTGTATTCCAATAATATCTAACACCATTTATATATGTTTTAACATCATATTGATTTCCACTATAAGTTATTCCTGCTGTAACTACTGATGATAATTGTGGAGGTGCTTGTATTAATTTTATATCATTGAAAGATGCGGAGTTTGGTGTTGTTATTGAACCGGTCATACTATTATTTAAAGATAAGAAATCAATTAAGTCTTTGTTATCGTAATATGGTGATGGTGTAGTTAACATACCTTCTAATCTACCATTTGCGGTTACGTCCGTTTCTGTTGATACTACTACTCTACTTGAAGAAATTGATTTTTTAATTGTACTTTCTCCATCGAATTTTTCTGGAAGTAAATATGCTTTTACATTTAAAGTAAATTCAACTCTATTAATTCTTTCAGTGCCCTCACCTACTTCATTTACAACATTATATTCAGAAATTGTTGTGTTGAATTTAAATTTTTGTTTATCACCCCAATATTCATCGGATGCGTATGTTAAAGATTCAATTACTACATTTAAATGTTCAGTAAAACTAGTCCAACCCATACACTCATAATTTACCTCAACATAGTCAGGCATTGTTATATTGTATATTTCATATTTTGGTTTAATTGTATTTCCTAAAAGACTGAATCTAGTGTATCTATTATCTTTTGACCATTTTGTTACACCCTGATATGAAACATGTCGATTTAACATTGGCATTGCTTCATTTTTTGCAACACTAGTTCTTCTCAACATCATTAAAGGTAATTGTATTTTATTATTTGTATCTCTATAAACACCTTGTCTTCTTGCACCATTCCATCTTTCGGAATTACCATAAATAACAGGAATTTTTAATGCTTTACCATTATCATCCAATTCAGGTAAAACAGTTTCTTCCAAGTAAGACATGATTGCATAGTCAATATCAAAGAGAGATACACTTTGTTTTAAATCTCCTTTATTAGATTTAATTTGTTTTCCTCTATTTAAATTTGGTCTTAGTGGATTTGTAGACATATTATTTAATTCTTTCTTCTATGTTTAAATTAGATTTGCTTACCATAAATGTAGAACATACAACACTAAAATTGTTATAAGTTTGTCCACCTATTAATTGTATTTCGTTTGTATTGTCGATTTCAAAATAAGATTGATTAAAATTTATAATATCACCAACTTCTGGATATATTCCTTTTTCTTCTAACATCCATCTATCTAATTTGAATGTAATATTTTGGTCAGTATCAAGACCAAACCCCTCATAACGAGCCGATTCGGGTTCTTTATTTATAAGTGCAAATATTTCTACACCAGGTTGCCATGTTTTATTTAATGACTCCCCATAGATATTTACCATTGTTTCATTCAAATTAACTTTAAATAAAACAATTGTATTTTGTATAACTTCGTCTACTATTTCTCTAGCTATACCTTTAAAAAATTGAACATCTCTTTCTGATATAAATTTTGGCATATTATCCTACATATAATTTTAATGGAACTTTTCTTAACATCTCTTGAGTATATTCCGATTCTACTTTTTTATTTTCAAATTGTGTTTTTCTACTCAATTCTTCCAAATTTTCTCTTAATTGAGTGATTAATGCATCTTTCTCAACTTGTGCTTCACTTCTTAATGCTGCACCATCTAAACTAACTTCACTATCTGGAATTGGAATTGTTGAATATTTTTCTCTGATTGCTCCTAATAATTCTTTTGCTAATGCTAATGTATATTTTCTAATCCATTGTTTACCAACTTCATTAATTTTAACATATTGAATAAAATCGTATTGTATATTTGAATAATCAGAAACTACATTATCTTTTACAATCATAGAATTTTGTTCAAAGTCATCTCTCAATGTATAATCAAACCAAATTTTTCTTACTGGTGTCAGTTTTGATGGAGCAGGAAATATTGAAAGTTTATTATTTACAATATTAAATGTAAATGCAGACTTACGAATGGCATCATTGAATTCAATTGCTTGCATTCTTAATACATCTTCATATAAAGGCATCATTAAGAATTGTGATGCGGGTGAATAGTTACCAAATCCTAATTCCGACATTAAATTTAAAGTACCTTGAGCTCCTACTGAATAGGGGTCAAAGAATCTTGTAATTGCAGGAACTGCTTCATAATAAACTTTTGTTACATCAATTGAACCTGTAAATGATAATAGACTTCCTGATTCATCATATGCACCATTCATTAAATCATATACTTGAACGGATGATGTTAATTGGACATATGCTTTTCTATTATCTACATTTCCACCCACACCAACTGCCGTACCATATGCTTGTGATATTCTAAATAAAGTTGGAAGATTTCCACCTTCAACTAATTTTTGTGTATAATTTGTTCCTGTATTTCTTCCTTTTAGGATATCTAAATTATTTCTAATATTAAATTGATTTACTTGTGCACCATATTCCGAAGTTGCTTCTTCAAAACATGCAAATAAAGATGCCGGTGTTAATTCAACATCTATAATTGGATAACCCAATCTTTTAGCACACCAATCGGCAGTTTTGGGAGCATCGATTTGAAATGATGTATCCGTATCATATATTCCAAAAGGTGTTGAGCCTGTTGAGAATGAAGAACTTCCAGGCCATTTTAAGTTTAAAGACATATCTAAAAAAGTTATAGTTTTACTACTATAAATATAAGAATAAAAAAAGAGGAGACATTTCTGTCCCCTCTTTCTTTTTTATCGTCTAAATCAGTTAAGATTAGATTTTATCTAAACCACCTACTACGATTTTACCGTAGAATTCTGGTCTTACAATCTTCTTAGCGTATCTAGTCATAACACCACGTCTTGGAGTGAAGTTAACTGGGTCGTACACTAAAGGAGTCATAATCAATGGAACATAAGGTGCGTAAACTGCTCCTGTTTCGAAGAAGTTAGAACCTTTGAAGCCCATTAAGATAACGTTCTCTGTCATGTATGGGTTTTTGTAAACGTCATATCTGTTAGAGATTGAACCGATGTTAGTTACACCTGCAGCAAATTGTAAAGCGTCTTTACCAGGATTTGCAGCGAAACCATTCATTGATTCTAAAATAGTTGCTACGTTTGGAGAACAAACAATAAAGTTTGCACCACCTCTCATAGTCAATTGATGAATTTTGTTAGAAACTTTTTGTAATTTGATACCCAACGTTTGGAACCAAGTGTTCTTTTGGTATGCATATGCTGCAGCCGCGTTAGAATCAATTGTGAAGTTATTTACGTTTGCATCGTACTCATAACCAACTGCTGCTGACCAGTAATCAGTTGTGAATGCGTTGTTTTGTAACATTTCTAAGATTTCTAAATCGATTTCTAAAGAGATGTACTCAGACAACATTTGAGTTAACTCAGCTTCAGCGTCTACACTATGGTAAGCGTTCAAATCTTGAGCTAATTCAGGAGTCCAAATTGCTTTCAACTTACGAGTTTTAGCAACGATTGGTTCAGATTTTAATTCCAATTCAATTTCTGGAATAGCTAAATCTGTGTTATATCCATTACCATAAGAAGTTCTATCTTCAAAGTCACCTCTTGTGATAGCTGTTGGTTGTAATGTATAGTTAATTTGTGGGTTACCATATCCACCTGCTCCATGTACTACTGTTGCAGTAGATGCTGAAACGAAGAACGATGCAGAACCTAATGAGTTAACAGTTGTGTATTGAGGTAATTGTGCTAATGAACCAGTTAAAGAGAAAGCTCTTACTGAATTGTAATCAGCGTCAGAAGGTAAACCTACTGTTACTTTTCTAATTTGACCCGCTGCCATAGATGCAGAATAGTTAGCATCAAAGTTAATATCAGAAAAAGATGCAGTAGTTACAGTTGCAGTTAATACACCTGAAGTTACATCATTAACTGTATAACCAAATCTTCCTGCTCCGTACAAACCACCTTCAGTAGCTTGAGTAGAACCTAATTTGTTTCCAGTTGGAGATAATGAATCTTTACCAAAAGTTCCACCATTACCGAATAAAGAAGAACCAGATGCTGGTCTACCTACTGAAGTATTAGTTGAATATTTGAAATCCATATAAAAAATAAGACCTGAAGGTAAGTTCATTGGTTGAACTGAAACGAATTCTTTAGCTGCGATAGAACCAAAGATTCTTCTTACTAAAGGTAACGCAACACCTGACCATTCTTCAGAACCTGAAGATGTACCTGTTCTTGTAGCCTCATCTAATAATTGTTTTGCTTGGTTTTCTAACATTACTGCCATACCATGCTTAGTTGTTTCAGAACCTACTCCTTCAAGTAATCCTGTTTTTTCCCATTTGCTTTTCAAACCTCTAGTTTGTTCAAGCATTACGCTTTGAGGGTTAGCGCCAGTCATTAATTTTTTAATGTCCATTGTTTGTTTTTTTAATATTTTTATTTAATAATACCTGCTAATTTCTTAAATCTGTCAGAGAAATTTGTATTTTCAGCAATTACTTGCTTAACTACTGCTGGCTTAGTTGATTTTGTTACTTTGCTAGCAATTCCTTCTGAAATTGATTTTTTAGTAGATTTGTTTGTAGAGAATTTGAAGTTTTCTGCTAATGTAGAATACACCAATTTAACTTCTCTAACTGAGTTTGTTCTATCCAAAGTTTCAATCACTTTAACTTTTTGTTCGTTAGTCATGTTGTGTGCTCTGAATAATTTATTAGCGAATAATAATTTTGCGTTTAACAAATTTACTTCGTTAATAGTTTTTTGAAGAGATTTGATAGTGTCGTACGCTTCGTTTAACTCAGCTTGTACATTTTCATCTTTCTTATCTTCTTCTGAATCATCTTTCATATCAGCTTCCATTTCTCTTAAAATTTCTTCTAAGTCGATAACATCTTCTGAAATTGAATCTTTGTCAAATGAACCTCTTGGAGCTTTTCCACTCGCTTTAGTTACATCTTCTGTTTCATTAGTTACAACTAATTTAGGGTCTGCACCTTTGTCAGTACCTGCTTCAGAACCATCTGCTAAATCTTCATACATAGATTCATCTTCTTCAGGTTTTTCTTCTGACTCATCATCACCTAATTGTGCTTCTAATTCTCTGATGATAGCTTCTAAGTCCATATCATCTTCGTTGTCTTCATCGTGGTCACTTTCACCACCCATGTTATCCATGTCTGGTTCAGCGTGGTCGTCACCTTCATCTTCCATTCCGAATTGGTCGTCTTCTTGGTTATCACCTGCATGCATGTCGTCACCTTCGTCTTCCATTCCGTAATCATTTTCATCAGAATCTTCGTTTCCTTCTAATTCTGCTAATCTAGCTCTTAATTCAGCTATTTCTTTGTCTTTGTCATCACTACCACCAAATTGGTTGTCTTCCATGCCTTCTTCTTCGTTAATATCTGCTACTTTTTTGAAGTCAGATACTGCAGTTTTTGCATCTCCACTACTTTTCTTAACTACACTAGTTTCTCTGTCGTCACTAGCTGATTTGTAGTTAGGTTGAGCACCTGGATTTTCTGGATAACCAGCATCGGTCTTAGAACCAATGTTAGATGATGTTACAACATCTTCGTCTACTTTTTCAGCATCGTCATCCTGTGCTTCAGCTTCTGCTCTCATTTTTTGAGATAACATAGATTGAAGTCTAGGAGTAAACGCTTCTTCAAGAGCGATTTTTGCGTTTGCAAGAGCAGTTTCTTTAACAGCCTTAGCATCAGCGATTGCTTCTTTCAATAATTTTGAATTTGCCATCTTGTTTTTTCCTTAAATTTGTTTGTGAAGTTATTCGTATAGGAACTCCAATGTAATTATGTCGATTGTTCGGTCACACCTTATAGAGAAGGGTATTCATTAATCAACTATGTCTTTTAATTCCATAATAAAAAATGGAATATTTGATAATATATATCAAATTTTTTTAGAAAACTAAAGAAAACTACTAAAATAGTTTATTTTTTCTTATAGTTTCTTCTTTTTGTAACCTCTTTCTTTTTGAAGGTTTAATAAAATTCTTTCTTTCCCTAAGTTCTTCAATTTGTTTTATAGACTGAACTCTTTTTTTGTAATCTTTTATTGCCCATTCTATATTTCCACCCTTAACACTAACTACTAACATCTATTATTGTAAATTAACCAATTTATATTTTGTTGAATATAATAATTCTTCAATTCCATCTATTTGATTTTGTATGTAAGATGCTTTTAATTTTTCATCTTTTCTTAACTTATCTAATGCTATACATAATTTTTCAAAATAAGATATAATATTTTTAACATCACAATTTGTATCTAAACCATTTACGGGTTGAAATTTAATTAAACCAAATTTTCCTTGGTATGATTCTACTAATCCATCAATTAAACCTACTATTTCATCGTAGTATGTATTTAATGCAGAATGAGCTGCAAATGCTCCAGGCCCTTTTACTCCTAAGTGAAACACATGTGCTTGTGTTCTACTATGAAAAAATAATGATGCTAATTGTTCCATTTTATTTATTTTAACCCCAGTCTTTGTTTCATAACATCTTCCGATAGGTCTGCTATTTCAAAGTATCTACCCAAAACGTGTCCCATATCTTCATATAGTGCTTCCAATCGTTGTTGTTGAGCCTTTGCTTCTACTGCTTCTTTTTCAAATCCAGATTGTAATTTTTTTAATTCGTTCATATTACGTTTGATTGTAACTCTATCAAACCAATCACCACCTTCTCTTAAAGTGTATTCTTGTGCCGCATCTGCAATACCACCTAATGTTTCTGCAACTTGCATAATATCGGATTTTCTACTCATACCTTCTCTATGTTGGTTATAAGTTGAAATAATTTCCAAAAAATGTTTTTTTAATTCGGTTGGTAATTGCTGAAACTCTTCCGTTTCTTTTAATATATCTTTTAACTTTATCATTACTAATTAATTTAATTCTATCATAATTTCTCTCATCAAATCTTGTGACTTACACCACTTACCACATTCTTCTGCAATTTGTTTCCATTGCTTTGATTCTTGTAAAGGTGCCATAAATGCTCCATGTGTAGATGGATTAGAAACAAAATCCCAACCCACTAATTCGAAATCAGGTTGAACCACTACCGTACCATCATTCATTTCTTTTACTGAACCCAAACCTCTACTACTAATACCTAAACGAATATTATTTTTTAATAATTCTTTTAAGATATTACCTGATGGTGTTGAAAGTATTTCTACTACTCCACACACATCATCACCATCCCAATAGATTTCTCTAATGTTATGTGATACATTTTTTAAATTAATAACCGGAGACTCAGGATGGTCTAATTCACCTAAAGCTCTTCTTTCTTTAATAAGTTGTTCGTATTTTTTACACTCTCTTTCAAGAATGTCTTTTGGATATCTTCTATTATTTTGATTAGGTGCACCCGCTCTTTGTAGGATTCCTTTAACTAAATAAGTTCCATTTTCTTCTTGTTGAAGTTTTGCTTCAAACAAATGGGTTTCAATTAATAATCCTTTATTCATTATTTTATTAGTGTTTAAGTAAATCGTTTATTACTTTATCGTATAATCTACTGCTATTTGTATTACCAGCTCCAGTAAATCCTTTTTCCTTTTGTAAATAAGCAATTACTTTATTTCTTAAAAGTCTTTCAACATCGTTATTTTGAATCATTTTTTTAACAGCTGCTTTAATATCTTCAAGTTCAGGAAATTCATTACCGTTAGAGTCTCTTGCTTCGTTTGTTTTATCTTTTCTTAAAGCTGCTAAATCAGAACCTTCAATCTCACCATCACCATCTACATCTAATTCTTTTTGTTTGTCAGTTAATTCTTCTGGTAAACCAGTTAATCTGCCTTCCGATTTTGCTTTACTAGCTTTATCTACTGCATTAAAGAATTTCTTTTTTTCATCATCAGACATATCTGGAATAGACTTACCTGTTCTATCTAACATATGTTTAAATAATTGTTGATAATCATTTTCTTCTTTAACAACTTGACGGATAAGTTCTTTTAATTCTGTATGTTTCATTATTCTGATATTTGTCTAATTTTTTGGTCTAATTTTAAAAGTCTCTCTTGTATACTATAAATATGACCATTTGTTCTTTTCCAATAAGATTTATTATCTACTCCACTTTCGTTCTTAATTTTACCATACCAATTAAGAAATCTTTCCATTTCTGCTAATTGTTTATTGATATTAGAAATACCTCTACCAATTTTAGATTCTGCAGAAGATTCTTCATTTTTTAATGCTAACCATCTATTTTCATTAACTGGAGTATATCCTGTTAAATCTGCTTGTTTTTTAGCTTTCTTTTTTTCACTACCTTTTGCACTAAATGCAAATGGTGTATTATATCCATCTACATTTCCAGTTGCAGATTCTTCTTCAATCATTCTTTCTCTTACCATTTTACGAATGACTTCTTTAAGTTTATTTATTTGTTCTTCTTTGTGGTCAGGTAATCCTTTATGAGAAGTTGATGCAAAATCTTTTGCATCTTTCTTTTTCATAGAGTCCGCTGCTTTTTCTACTTCAGGAGATGGATTTTCCATATCACCTTTTTGTGCGGCGTGAACCATACCCATAAATCTTTGTTGTGCTTTTGATACTGCTGGCATTTTGTTGTCCGTTTAATTTTATGATAATACTGAACCCGTACCTGATGATACTCTAATTGCAGTTGGATAACATGGATATATTTGTCCAGGTATTAATTGATTTAAATATAAATCTGCTCCACCATTCAAACTAACATTACCGGTAGTTGTTGCACCATATGGAACCATTACACCCCAAGCTTTACTTAAAGACCCTGTTGTATTATTACCTAATGGCTGCCATTGACTTGATGATACAAAATTATCTACTCTTGCAATTCTATAATTTGTCATTTTTTATTTTTTAATTGATTCTTTTAATTCTTTTACTAATTCATAGGACATCATTAAAGCGGATAAATGTTGTTCTTTAATTTTTTTTACAGATTTAACTTTTTTAATATTTGCAATTGTTTCTGCTAATTTAATTTTAGTTACTTTGTCTGTAATTTTTGAGCTAATTTCTTTTAAAGATGCAATCAAATTTAAAACTTCTTTGCCAACATATTCGTTTAATTTTCCGGTATTATTTATGTTATTAATATACTCTCTTAATAATTCTTTTTGTTCCTCAGTAAGATTTTTATATTTTTTATTAAATGATTCTACTAATAACTTATACGAAACTACTCTTAAATCATCATCTTGTTTTCTATATTGTTCTAACACCGCATCTTTAACCTTTACATCTTTATTTTGAATTGAAGAATTAATAATATTTTCTGCAATTGTAAATCTAGATGAAACTATATCAGTTGGGTCGTATTGGTCATCGGTTGTTACAGTTTCAAATATTTTATAAATAGATGCTAATGTCTTATAATTAGAAATTGGAGATTTAATAAAATCATCTAAATTATAAGTTTCTTTAATTTCTTTTATAAGATTATATTTTTCTTTTATAAGTTTTTTCTCATCTATCTTTTTACGAGCTTCTAATATTGTATTAATAAATTGTTCAGCTTTTGATTCTGAATTATATTTTTCATTAATAAGGTATTGATATAATTTTAATTCTTTTGATAATTCTTTTTTAGAATTAAAATGTTCTTTTAAAATTTTTTCAGCTACCGATTTATTTGCAGACATAATTTCTGATGTAATTTGTCTTACTAATAATTCAAATATGAATCCAGTATTTTTAAACTTCGAGTGTTTTATTTTTTTCATTAATTGATACAATTATTCGGATATAAATATCTTTTTTTGGTAGTTTATTACTCTTTTGTCAAATCTTCGGTTAAAATAGTCTTTTTATTACCATCCATATCTTTAAATATTTCAAAATATGAACTTTTTCTTGGTTTGTATTTTACAGAATCTTCTTTTTGTTTTAAAGTTTTAATTCCCAATGGGTCTCTTCCTTCAGGATGGTCATCATGACCATATCTAACGGGGTCTTTGGGTCTACCTACCTGCCCTTCTTCTTCTAAATCTTCTTTTAATTTAGTTAATTCTTCTTCTACATTTGTAGGGCCTTCGGTACCTGTTTCTTTTGCCGGGTCAACACCCTGTGTTTCAATTGATGTTAAACGGAAATTTTGTTTAGTATCATCTAATATTTGTAATGTTAATTCATCTTGCTCATCTTTTGCCAGCTTCATAATTGCTTCATACATCCATTCTTTAGAGAACATTTTGGTTTGTTGCATTTGTTGTAACAATTGTACTTTTGATGCATATAATTCAACTTGTTCTTGTTCGTATATTTTGGATGGTATAGTTAATTCTAAAGTAAAATCTGTCAATCTTTCATCATTAATTCCTTGTGCATATAAATGTACAATTGCAACTTTTGTTAATTCTGATATTAATACTTTTTGTATTCTTTCGATTGTTTTAGCAAAACGGATATCCATTGCTGCTAAAGTTGCTTTACCATTTGTATCTTCCGAATATCCTAAAAATGCTTTTGGAATTTTTAAAGATGCCATTAATTTATTCTTCAAATAATCCAAATCAGGAATCATATCATATTCCAATCCTTTCAATGTATCAATTGAAGTACCATTATCATTACCTCTTACAGGCATATAATAATCTTCAATAAGGTTTTGAACATTATATTTTAAATTATATTCACCAGTTCTTTCATCAACAAATGGAACTTTTTTAGATGAATTGATAATTTTTTGCATGTAGTTATCCACTTCATTTGGTGGAATATTACCTACATCAATTTTAAATATTCTTTTTTCAGGTGCTCTCATAATACGATGGATTAACATCGCATCTTCCATTAACATAATTTGTTTCCAAACTCTTCTGCCACCTTCTAACATTGATTTTCCGTAAGGTAAAAAGTTTGCATCATTATTTAATCTAAAGTGAGCAATTTCATAATTTTCAAATTCTTTCTTTGGAGTTTGACCATATCCACCTAATGGATTTTGATATGGAGAATATACAAATTTTACTCTTTGTGGATTTTTTGGGTCAAATCCTTCTACTCTAGAAACTTCATATGATGATAGTGGCATAGCATTTATAACACCAATACCTTCTTCATCTGCAATTTCTAATTCTAAAAATAAATCACCATATTTAACTAAATTTCTAACCCATGGCCATAAATTAAATTCAATATTGAGAACATCGTAAAATAAATTTTCTAATACTTGTTTTATATGGTCATCTTCATGGTGTATTTTTAACATATTACCATGTTCATTTTTTGTAGTACATTCATCTGCGTAAATATCTAATGCTGATGATAGTATCGGGTCCATATCCATTGAATCGTAATCTCTAAATAAATCTATTCTTACTTGTTGATATGCTAATGATGCTTCTATATTACCTGTTCCGTAATTAGAAACTTTTAATTTCATAAATCTGTCAACCAAATTGGTTGTCATTGATTGATGTTCGTCAAAGTCAATTACTTTAACACCTTCCTTAGTTTTTCTAACTATTGTGTTTGTTGAAAATAATTTCTGTAACCTACTTAATATTGATTTGTCTGCCATTTTTAATATAGTTCTATTTAGTTAAATATATGGAAAATTTTTGATTTTTCCAAATTTACCATTTTCTACAACTCCAATAGTTTGCTTTTGTTCTAGGGCCTGGATTATCACAATTCATTCTTGCTCTAAATGATTTTCTTGCAGCTGGGTTTGATTTTCTAATTTTCATTCCTTTTTGGCCGAAGTTTACTTTAACAACATTTCCTGCAGGATTTTTTACATATACTTTAAACTTTTTAACATCACCTTGCATCGGATGTCCTAATTTAACATCTCTTCCTTGATATTCTGCTTCATAAAGACATGGACATCCACCTTCATCTAATGTATTTTTATATGCTTTTAAAAAATCAATAAAATCATCAATTTCTTCTGGTTCAACATCCAATTCATCATAATCATCATCATTACCTTCATACATACCACATTCACATTGTTCCATTTTTTTACCACAATCTGGACAAGTTTCTTCTTTAAAATATCCACCAGGCTGGCCTGTTGCAGATACTTCACTTTCACCAAACATACCTACAAAATCACCTTGATATTTATTACCAGGTCTTCCTGACATTGCGGTTGCAAAATCTTTTCTAACTTTTTCTTTTCCTTTAGCTATAAAATTAAAAAGGTTTTTAGCGTTTAAATTAAAATCATCTATAAATTTTTGTACCATACTATCACGTGTGCCGGTTAATTTAGCAATTTCTTTTGCTTCTCTACCTGTTGTTTCGTTTATTTCACTTTCACTTATAGGAACACAATTTGGTACTTGTTTGCCACCTTTTCCTTTCATTCCAACTTGTTTATATCCTTGCCAACACGGGCCTTTTGCTTCATCTTTAGGTTTTATACCTTTTTTTTTCATATTAATTGCAATAGCAGCTTGTTGTGCAGCATTTGCAGCTTCTTTGAATGGTACTAAATTTATTAATTTCATAATTTTTGTATTATAATAGTTTCAACATATAAATATAAAGAATTAACCAATTAACCAGGTTAAGTTTTCTTTTTCACCTTTTCCCAAATCCATTTCATATGGATTTTGTTTTAAATAATTTGTAGTTGTAAAACCTGTATATTGATTTACTTGTGTTGAATTTAACATTTGTTTGGTCAAATCAATCCCTTCTTGCTTTAAACGAAGTGCAGTATTACGAACCCAAAGTCCGATTGCTAATGCCATTGTAAGGTCATCATTATATCCTTTCATTGCTTCTGCTCTACCACCATTCCAAATAAATGTAAATAATTCATCTATCAATCTAACCGAACGAATCAGTATATCTTTGTTGTTTATGTATGTATCTAATGTAGAAATAATGAGCGGTCTTGTCTTTGTAGTTGTTCCAAAACCCGCAACCATTTGTTTTTCATCTCTATAAAATTTATTAGACATTTGTTTTTCAACATCAATATATTTTAAATCATTACTCATATAAAATAAATTACCATACCCTCTATCAATTACTTGTTGAATAGTTGCCCATCCTACATTTGAGTTTTCTATTACTAATAATGCATTATTCCATTCGGTTGCAACTGCTACTAAAAAATTACCAAAATCTTTTGTTTCAATTTTACCTCTATATTCTGCAGCTTGTGAACTATCTTCGATATCAATAACTTGAAATGTAGAATAATCCGAACCATCACCTCTAGCGACATCGGCAACAACCATATAACTTCTATTATAATTTGGATGTTCCCATTTCCAATAGTTACCGTCAAATCCTCCTTTTTCAACAGGTTCCATAACATAGGTATCTTTGTACCATAAAAGTAATTGAGGGTCTACAACTGTATCTCCTGAACTTACAAAGTCACAATCACATTCTTGTGCTGCACCTTTAACCCCTAATATACGCGTTTGTTCATCTCTCCATAATTGATTTCTTTCTGGATGAACAGTCCAATGTAAATTTATATTATTAAATCCGTTTGCACCACTTTCTGCTTCTACCCACATTTTATGAAACCAATTACCTACACCATTTGGAGTAGATAATACAATTGCAGAACCACCCGTTGATAATGTAGATTGTGCAGATAACCAAATTTCATCAATATCTCTAATGAATGCTGCCTCATCTACCACCAATAATGATAGGGCCTCCGAACGACCTGCGTCTGGAGAACTTGCGATTGCTTTTACTTGTGAACCATTTTTTAATTTAAGGGAAAGTTTATTATCTTCTACTGAACTATTACCACCATCTCTTAACCAGATAGGTAGTAAATCATGCATCACTCTTACTTTTTCAACTAAATTTTTTGCTACAGTTACTTTTGTTGCAATTACCAATGCATTATAATCTTGATTAAATAACATTTTCCAAAGAATAAATCCTGCCGAAAGAGTTGATAAACCCAATTGACGAGATTTAAGAATAATATTAAAACGATTATCTTTAAAATCGGTTAAACAATCCTCCTGAAACGGATAAAGGTGAAAGGGTATTTTTCCTCTCACCGGGTGCTGAATGATACAATACTTTTTCATAAAGTAAATTGGGTCTTGCCCACATTTACGATATTCTTCGAGTATTATTTCTTTTAATGACTTCTTAGGTTGCCCTTGAACTCCCATTATTTTTTAAATTTAATCTTCCAATATACACCACCGGTAATAAAAGGAGACAATGTTCCACTTGTTCCGTTTGGTGTAGTTACACGATTGGCAACTCCTAATCCTAATTGAAATATTTTGTCAGATTTTGTATTAATTATCATACCTAATCCTATATGAGAAACAACATCTGCTTTATTAAAACCACCCTCAATACCATAAAATACTTTTGTTTTAGGTAATTCTTTTACAATTGTAGTTTCTTTAATAACTCTTTGTTTAACATTTGCGTTGAAAGTTCTACCTAAGATTTTGTTTTGTGTGATTGTATCAATTAAAGATACAATTCCTAAACTATCTGGTAAATGTAATGTATCTTTGTATATATTTTTTGCAAAATAGTCATGCAATAAAGCTACAGTATCCACATTAATTAATTTAATTGCGGTATCATGCTTAATTGTTTCGTGATAAATATCTTCACCCTTCTTAGTTACTACTTTTGTTTTAACTACTTCAAATGTATCAATTTCATGTTTGATAAGTTCATATTTTTTACCATCAACTTTTACAATTTCACCTGTTTTTGTTTTGTTTCCACCACATTGTTGGAAAACTACTACTGCAATTAATAATAATATTGCAATGTTTTTTAAATTTTTCATTTTTATTTTTTTACTAGTTCTGGATGTTTAAATTCTATTAGTTTTTCTTCTAATGCTCTTTTTCTATCTATTAATAATTCAATTGCTTCATATGCACCATCGATGTCTTGTTTTAAATCTTTTTTTACTTGTTCAATATCAATATCCCATGTCCATTTTTCAATTCTACCATCTTCACCTACCATTTCAATTTGTTGTCTAAGTCCATCATATGCGTTTTCATATTGGTCTTTTAAATCTCTAATGTATGCAAGTTTATTATTTGTTATTTTATAATCTTCAAAAAATGGCCATGTTCCATCTTCTTTTAATACAACTTCTTCTTTTTGTAAACAATCTACACACTTTCCAGTTTTACGAATTAATTTTTTATCCGCAACACTATATTTTATTGTTTTACAATCTTCTGCAGAACAATTACTGATTTTATCTAAAAAGTTTCTAACACTTTCCATTTGAGTAACAGACGAAATAAATCCCTCCTGTTGTTCCCATTCTTTACCTTCTTTATCAGTCCATCGTTCACCAACTTTTCTTTTTTGTTCTGCTTCTTTTTCATAACCAAATACTCTTTGATTATTATCCGTTCTACCAAATACCGTATCTATAATTAACTTACGAGATTTGTGAATGTTTTTGTTTTTTTCGTCAAAACTTTTTCTTTTTGCCATACTAATGTTCCTTTTTGTAACTGTTTATTATTATAATATATATCAAATTAGTTGCTAAAGCAAAATTATTTTCTTAATGCTTGCTTTACCATACTATCTGCATTTTTTCTTACTTTGGATGATTTATCATATCTTAAAGCACTTTTTAATTTAATAGTTCTACCTGTATCTGGATTTTTTATTGTTTTACTTAATAATTTTTTAGGTAATTTATCAATTAAATCCTTTTCAGATGGTTTTTGTTTTTTAGTATCAGGTTCCGATTGTTTGGTTTTTGCCTGTTTAACTGCTTCAGCTTTTTTGGTTGTTACAACTATTTTAGCAAATACATCTTTATCAAACTTAGGATAAATTTGTTGAAATATTTTTTTCTTTTCAGGCACACTAAGTAAACTACTACCAAATGTTGCTCTCAATTGTGTTCCACTAATATTTTCACCATTTACTTTTAATTGCATTTCAGGTGCTACAATAAAGTATCCTTCATGCTCATATGATTTCTTTTTATTATTTGGAACTTTATCATAGTTTTTAAAATATTTTCCACCTTTTTCTAATCTTTCTGCATCTTTTTGTGAAACGGCAGTAACATATTTTGCATCTTTTGGTAATTTATTTAGTATTTCAACAGGTGCATATGGGTTTTTAACTTGAACAACTTTATTAGGTGGTATTCCAAACATTGTAGTCATAATGTTTTTCTTTTCTCTAAAATTAAAAGGAGATTTAACATCATCCATTGCATTTGAAGATGCAATATAAACATTATCTTTACCAAATTTATTTACCAATGATTTGTAAATACTATAATGACCTGCATGAAATGGTTGAAAACGACCACTAAATATTGCTGTTTCATTTTTAGATTTTTCAACGGGTTTAGTATCGGTTGTTACTTCTTTCTTTTTTGGTTTATCAAATTTAAATGTTCCGTTGATTTGATTTATAGGTGCAAATGCTCCTGTAAATTTATATGGATGTCCTTTATATTGAAATACTACACCTTCGGATGGTACTACATTATCCATACCGATTGCATTCAATCTTTGCAATTCTTTTTGTAATTTTGCAATTTTATCAGGGTCTTTACTATTTTTAATTCCTTTTATAGATTCTAATGTATCTTTTTTTAATGCATTTTTTGATTTGGTATCATTTGATAAAAAATTATTTACTCTTTTTAATACCTGTGCACCTGAATTTAAAAATACCATTTCAATTGGGTTAATCATTTTCTTTTGTGATTTTGCCAATTGGTTAGTTTCATAATTTTTAAACCATTCTTTTTTCTTATTATCATCAAAATTTTTGCTACCAAATGTTTTATCATCATCTGCAAATCTTTTAATTAATCCTTCTTTTTCTTGTTTTGAAAATTTAATACTCTGATTATCTAATTCTTTATTCCACCATGCTCTTTTATAATCTTCTAGTTTAGATTTGTCATTTAAACCAAATTGTTTAATTGTTTTATCTAATTCGGAATTGTATTGTTTTGCTTTTTGTGTATATTCTTTTGTATTTGAATTATCAAATTCAATTTCTTTAGGGCCTTCGATATTAAATGTTTTTTGTTTATCAGCACCTGCTTTCTGAACTTCCTTTGCAAATGTTTTAGCATCTTCGGTTGAACGACTTATTTGTTCTCCGTCTTTATTATATTCAATTGTACCATGCATTACTAAAACATTCTTTCCGTAAGGTATTACATTTTGAGTTTCTGGAAGTATAATTTCTAAACTCATAAATTTAGAACCATTACCAAACATTTTGTTAACTTGTTCTGGAGATAATTTTTTGACTGCGGCCTGTAAATCTTCGGATGAATTTTTAAATGCTTTTTCAATTCCACCTCTTCCGGCAAATTGTTGTGCAATACCTTTTACATCCAATGAATTTTCACCTTTATTTTTAACGTGGCCTTTATTTCTACCAAATCTAATTTGGCCATCTTTAACTGTAAATGCAATATTTTGTCCGTCTAATTTTTCACTAACAGGTCCTTCTTTATCTAATCCACCAATAAGACCACGATTAATCATTTCTTTCATATCAGAAAATGTTAAATCACTATCTTCATACGGATGAGCCAAATGTCCTGCTGCACCACCTTCTAAAAGTAATTCTTCGTTAATATTTTTTTTTTCTGGAACTCTAAAGGTTACTGCTTTTTTACCATTAATTGTAGGCATTCCGTGGTCGTCTGTACCTATATCTTTTATTTTGGTTTCTTTGTTTTTAAACTTTCCCATCAAAACCGTATCACCTTTATCTACATCTACATTAATATCTTCATTGTAAATTTCTTTATTAATTCTACCATATTCTCTCATTAATATTCCTGCAACTGCATGAGCTTGATTTTCTATTGGAGAACCATCTGCCCCATCTTTTTCTTCATTTCTTACTAAACCCAATTCATCTTGTTTTCTATGAACCATCTCATGTGCAATGGTTCTACAAATATCCGCAGTTAATCTATCATCTACCATAACAAATATTTCTTTTGTCATTGGACTATATCCACCTAAACTGGTTTTTGCATTAGAATATTCTTTACCTGTTAATAGTGTAACTTTTGGTGTTTCTTTTAATTTTAATCTTTTAGTTGCAAATTCAATAAAATGTTGAATAGAATTTTCTTTAGATTCTGAAATATTTTCTTTTAACAAATCTTCCAAATCTTTTTTTGGTTGTCGTTGATTATGTCTTTGAATAGAGTCTAACATTTGTTGACTAGACATTTGATATGTAGACATTTTTTGTAAACTTTTAGATACAACATTATCTACAAATTTTGAATTATCTTCACCTTCATCACCTTCCATTAAATGACTTATTACACCCGCTACACCTGTTGCTGCGGCCGCATGTGGGCCTCCTAATCCCATTGTTTCAAAAAATGAGTGTTTTGCCAAATCTTTTCCAATATGTGTTGCAAGTCCGGCTGCTCCATGATGAAATAGGCCCGTAACTCCATGTACGGCACCATGAGCAATTGATTGGCCAATGCCATGACCTGCTGCATGTCCTACTGCGTGTGCACCTGCAGCCTTTGCTGCGGCCAAACCACCACCAATAGCACCACCTACTGCAGCTGCTCCTATCATTGATGCACCTAATAAAGCAACATCTTTAGCCATATGTTTTAACGCATGTTTTTGGTCATGGTGTGCTTTTTCACTATATTCGTATTTACCTGTTTCTTTATTTTTTACATGTCCTAATTTACCTGTATTGATAATCGATTTAACACTATCATTACATCCTTGCACCATATGTTTTTTCTCATGTCCCCATTTCTTTACACTACCCCATAATTTATTACCTTTATCTTGTAAAAAATTACCAATATTTTTACTCATAGATTTTCTACTTTCAGAATTTGGGTCATTCATATTTTTAACTGCCTCTTGTTCCTCTTTGGGTAATTTTGAAAGTTCTTTATCTAAATTTTGTTTTGCTTCTTTTTCTTTTGGGTCAACTTTTGGTTTTTCGGCATTTGATTTTAATTCTGAACCACTTAATTTTTGTTCAGGTGGTGGGGCTTGTTCTTTTTCTTTTCCACCTGTAACATCATTTGGTTTTTGTTTATCACTTTGACCTTTTGCAGTTTGTCCTTTTTTAACAGGCTGACCTGGTTGTGCCGGTTTTGCTGCTGCTTGCGCTGCTTTACCTGGCTCCTCTTTCTTTTTGGGTTCATTTGCAGGTGCATCTTTGGGGCCTGCTATTTTTGCAGCTTGAATATGTGCTGGATGGTCTTTTGGTAATCTTAACGCATCTCTTGCTTTAATTTTCTTTTGTTGGCCTTGACTATCCGTATATGGTATTTCTACATCTAATGCCTTATTTCCGGCTTCTTGTATGTGTATACTTACTGGTTTATAGTTATCATGTGGTGCATACGTTTTATCATTTGTAGACATTGGATTCATTTCCCATCTTTCTTTCTTTTCTTGTGCGTATTCTGCACTTTTTGATGGATGCATTACTCTCTTAGCTTCTCCATTTTCTTCAAAATGATTACCTTTTGGTAAAGTTCTATCTTTTACTGATTTTGGTAATGAGTCACTTAAATGTCCATGTACTTCCCATCCTGGTAATTTATCTGTATATCCCTGTGTAGGATTATCAAAATCTTCCCAACTATCATTATGTTCTTTACCAACACTTGCAAAACCATCTAACCAAGCTACATCACCTTGAGAGCCTTCAACGGTTTCTTCAATCTCATCAAAATATTCTTTAACAAAATCTTTAAATATTTCTTCAGCCACAACTCTACCTAATAATTCTGAAATTGGGTCGTATGGGTCTTTTCTTTTATGCCAATCTGGTTCATCTGCAGGATGTTCTGTTTCATGTCTTGTAGGATGTGGTTCTGGTCTTACTTTTGATGAAGGTTTTGTATTATTTGTTTCATCTACTGAACCTGTTGGTGCACCATTTATATATCCACCCGATAAAGTTAACCCTGTACCTATTCCTCCTGGAAAACCACCCCCTGCAGGTGCATCTTCTTTTAATATGTTATTTTTTAAATTCATGTATATAAATATTGTTAAATGATACTATTAAAGATTTCTAACTTACCATCTAATAAAAAATTTAAAATTAATTTCATTTCTTTATTAGTATTAAATATTTTATAACTGTTTTTACCATATTGTAAAAATAAATTTTGGTTATATAAACATATTTCTTTAACGTTATTTAAAAATTCATCTTTTTCTTCTTTTGTTTTGTTTGCAAACTTATCTATTTCAATTTGAATCATCTTTAGTCGTTTTAAATCATTATCTTCAATATCATAACTTTCATCAATATATGGGTGAAATGTTTTATATCCAAAACGTTCTCTAATATGTTCTAAAGATTTTGATGGGCCTGCTAAAATAAAAGGTTGACAATGTCCTATTGGTTTCCACACTTTTTCACTTAAATATCCACTTGGAAAATTTTCATGTTCTTGGAAAAAAATTGATTCTGTAACAATACTCAAATATGTGTTTAAATATATTTCTTTATTTTCAAAACCAAAACCTGCAATTTTTGTTAAATCTTGTATGTCTAATAATGAAGATGTTTCTGTAATTAATTTTAAAAATTCTTCATTTTCTTCATGCATCGTAAATGCATTTCTATCCAACTGATAGGAAAATTGTTTATCCCAAGAAACTAAACTTTTTTCAAAACCCAATTTATGTAATTGACTTAATAAAAGTAATCTATGTAATTTCCAATGTCTATTTAATAATAAAAAATCTTTTTTTTCTTTTCCAATACTTTCTAAAAATTCCTGTGATGTTGTAACTGAATTTTTTCTGTGTTCTATTGTGCCAAATTGCGGTTCGTATGAACCTTCACCCCAATAACTATAATTTGGATTTGTTAATGTATTATTAAATTCTTGTGCTTTTCCAATCATATTATAACTATAATCTATTACTTTATAGTTTACACCCAATTGTTTCAAATTATCTTTTAATTTAAAATCAGCAAATACAAAATATACTTTTTCATCAGGTATATTATTATCTTTTACAAATTTTATTAATTTTTCAAAATTTTTAACTTCAAACGCAGTACCACCATCACATACATAATTAATAAGTAATTTACCATTACCATTTGATATTTCATCCAAAGCTACTTTTGAAATGTTATTTAAAACAAATTCATTATAAAATTGGTCATTACCAAAAAAGTTTTCTAAACTTGCAAATGGTTCAATTATGTAAAACCAATCATATTTAATTCCATTTTTTCTATCTTCCTTTATTTGATATAATGATTTTTTTTCAGCATAATTATTGTACATATTACTATTGTAAAGTGCCCAATTATTATTCCATCTTTTTGCAAAAAATTCAAGAGAATCTGAAAAAAAGAAATCAGAAGCGTTATATATTGTATTTAAAAATTTTGGATTTAGACAATTTGGTTGTTCACCATTATATGTCATTACATCGTACCCAAGTATTATTTTATTTTTCATTTAGAAATTTTTATAAACAAATGGGTCTCTTTTTCTAAGTTCTTCTAATTTTTTTTGAAGTTTTTTCTTCATTTTATAATTTTCGTATTTTTTAACAAAAAATGAAATTATTGGTAATTTTTTTAACATAGTAATTAATCTTTATAATATAATTCAGGCCATTCAACAATAATATGAATACCACCTTCATTATATGCATTAGTATATATTGTATAAATATCTTTTGAATTTTTTAATTCATGTACTTTAGTAAATTGTAGCATTGATTTAAATTCGTTTGTATAATCGTTTCTATGTTGAATTCCTGGGTCTAAGGGGTCTTTACTTCCAACACCTACTCTAATAATAACATTGACTTTTTTGCCAGTCATATGTTCAAACTTATCAGCATGATTTACTAATTGGTTTGTTGCAGATACTAAAAAATCCCAACGAGGATAAAATGTAACAACCGATTTACCTGTCATTGCCATTCCCAAACTCATTCCCATTTGTGTTTCTTCCATAACAGGAACTTCAATCATTTTTTCCTTTGGTACTTCGGTTAGTGTTGTACTCATTGGATTTCCTGCGTAAACTATCTGTTGTCCTATAAAAATGGTATCTTCTTTTTCAGCAAGGAATGTCATTGCTTTAGTAAGTTCATCTTTATATGGAGACGTTTGTGGTGTACTCATTATGGTTTAGAATTTGGATTATATAAATGTTTATTTGTTTTATACCACTCAATTGTTTCTTTTAGGGCTTCTTTTAAATTTCTCTTTGGTTTCCATCCTAAATCATTAATCTTTTTTGAAGATAATAATCTAATAGGAATCATTGGTGCTTTGTTATTTACATATTCAATTGGATTTGTATTATTATCCAATTCTTTAATAGTTGCAAGTGTTTCATTTACTGTAAACCCTTCTCCATAACATACATT